CCGCTGGCCAGGTTAATGGTCATGTGATTATTGTCTCCCACGTTCAATCTTTTCTTCTACTTCTATTGTCTATCATGGGATGATGCCTTGTCAAGGGAAAAACCAAAGTGATACAGTTATTCACTCTAGAACAAATATATGCTTTCGGTAAGACTACGTCTAACGTCATGTGATTGTCGTCAAGCAATAAACTGTATCACTAGGACCAGGATTAAACTTCACATCACCTTATCCCTGAACTACCCTCCCCTGTAGGATCTCCACCTACACCGCCGGTTGCAGCTCTATCAAGAGGCTGCTGTTTCCTCAAAGCAGCCTCTTCTTCAGTTATAGTCTTGAGTTCCAGTGCCTTCCTCACCCGGTTCTCAATAGTAAGGTCAGGAGTAAGGATACCTGAGGTTACCAACATTTGCATAGCCTGAGCTAAGCTTTGAATATTTTGGTCTCCTGGGGGTAACCATTGCAACTTAGGGACACCTGAGGTGGGTACCCAATTATTGACAGCAAATAGCCAAGGAATAAGCTGCCTGTTCCATACAGCCACCATCCTTTGCTGCACACTCTTTAAGGCCAAACTGAAAAATGTGGTCATCTCCCTAGCCAGGGCTTGGGTCCCCACCTGCTCTGACCCCAAGGCTAAAAAGTCTGCAAAGAACCTTTGGCGAATAAGGTGCTGGTAATCACGTATAATCTGGCGAATATCATATACCTTATTGCCACCACCATAAGCATCCAACACTACACCTCCGGGCAATATCACATACATGGCATCATCCATGCGAAAGCCTTGGAGCGCTTTCTCTATAGCTGTGATCTGTGCATCTGTGTACCTCACCCCCTCCTTCATGGTAGCAACAGGTGCATTACCTACATCCCGTTCCACACCAATTGCTTCAAGTGCCTCTAGGTTGGTTTTGAAATACCAAGGGCGGTAAAGTGCCCTGAGGAGGGATCTGCCTTGGGGATTCTTCTTCCTGCCCTGAAACACAAAGTGAAGGAGTTTTTCCATCGGGGCAGTGATCAATTTCCCATCATGTAACTGAGTGAATCCGGTCACATTACCCAAGTTATCAGGATCCCCCCACACATGAAGTGTTTCTTGTCCTATGGGAGATAATGCCTTCAGCCAGAGGCGTCCATCCCCCCTCTTCTCAACCACCTTCTCTGATATGGAGAACCCATACCTCAGCATCTCCGCGGTATCCTCTACATGGCGAACCCATTCCTCATCCAGGAAATCCCCAAACAGGTTATCATGCGCGAAGGTCTGTGCCTCCTTATCATCATCTGTGTCACCCATCAACTGCACTTCAAATTCAGCAGCCAGCATAGGGGTGATGATGCTCTCCAGCATACCCCCAATAACCACATCATCAGCCATCTGTTGGTAAACCTTGAATTCACGTGACCAAGGTCCCAGCTGACTAAGGTATTCCTCCTTAACTGTGCCGTGCCAGATGGATAATCCTGTCCCAAGGACAACTCTGTTCTGGGAGTTAGGTCTACCTCTGGGCCTAGTATTCCTCCTACGGGGTATGGTGGATATAGCTGTACCGTTGGTGGTCATGAATTTATCTCCTTATACAAGTTTAGATTTCAAAATTTCTACTACCGATTGTATATCCTGCACATATGTTGCACCATAGTACCTTGATGTAATTTCAACATTTCCTTTACGCCAAAATCCCTCAGGTGCACAGACTATGGAGCGCTTAGGATATAAGTAAAGCCTAAGGCCGAGTTCAAGAAGGGATATAGGTGCAGTTCCCCCAGGAGCAAAATAATGCACACAATAGTCCGCCTTATCTAAAGCATTGAGTTCCCATTCCACCTGTTCCACAAATCTAGCATCCTCAAATGATTGTACCCAGGACGAATCCCAATCATCGCGTCTAGGATTAAGTAGAATAAGCTTGTCTATATCAGATAGCCCATCACTGATTATAGCCTGCCAATCTGGCGCATCTCCCATATCAATGCTGCCAGACAAGAAGACGGTACATGCAGGATCATAATGTTCCCAATTACCTGGCGCTTTAACTTCCAACATAAATACCCCTTTATATCAATCTAAAATCTACGCCAATCCCTGCGTGAGATGCCCCAATCCCTATTCTGCGGTACAATGATACCTGTAACCTGATCAAAGGGATCCTGAAGCTCAGCCCTGGATTGATAGATAACCTCCTGCGGTTCAGCTTCATGCCCTAGGAGACTATGCACCACATAACGCATGGCATCCATACCGTGGTTATCCCTATCTTGAGGAATCTCCCTCACATTGCGCTGTGTTGCACTGGACCAGAGGTATCCCGAAAGCTCCTCAAAGGTGGATATAGGCTTACCTAGTTCTTCCAGATCCTGATCATGCTCAACTAAAGCACCCTGGAAGTAATGGATCCTCCCTTGGTCAAATTGCCTAGTGACGGTTTGCAACCCAGGACTTATCTCCTTGGTAGCCTTTACAGTCAAGATACCATTTTCTTCAAGGGTTGCTCTATCTTCAGCATCGTGGTCAGCGAATGCCCAGGTTATGGGATCATTATACCTCTTAATTGTTATTGCATGTTGGGCCACCGTCCTCTTAGACATATATATCTCCCGGTACATGTACAACCCACGGATGTAGTTACCCATGCATCGTGTGTAGTGGTGGAGTGACATCGGGGCTAGGTCTGATTCCCCTCGTTCAGCACTGTCACAGTGGCATTCTCTATCATGTGCGAAGGGATCATCCTTCGGATCATATTCTTCATCTTGGGGCACATCCACCCACCATTGACATACAAAAGGATTACTGTAGCCAAAATCAATTCCTAGGTATCTAGGCCAGTGCTCAGGTAATTTGAAAGCATCAACAACTACAGACCTAGGATCCACCATATCATACACTGCACCTTCGTAGGAGATCCAACGGCCTAACACATACCTTTCATAATATTTCCCTTTGTATTGGGTCAATTTAGCCCGGTAATCATCACTCAGGTATGGATTATCTAAGCTATTAGCCTCAATTACCTCATTGTTCTTATCCCCAGATAGGAAGAAAGTCTTATATAGGTAATGGCCAGGCCCTGCTGGGTTAGTTGTAGCCATGAGTTGCGAGAACGGAATGTGAGGCAATCTACCCACCCTTCCGTCTAACATGACCCAGGTATCCTCAGGTATCTCAATGGCCTCATCGACGTAGGCCCAGCCTAGCTCCATGGATCCAATCTTAATATCTGAATCCAGGCCCAGGAATAAGATCTCGGACCCATTAATCAGCCTTAGCTTGTGTTCCTCCTTGTTGTAGGATTCCTGCATCGTGGGAGGCATCACATACCTAAAAAATGTTTGCATGGTGGTGTTGCGTAAGGACATGTAGGTTTTACGCATAATTGCACCCACGTTGCCAGGATACTTAAGAGACAACATGAGGCCTTTTTCGCATCCCACCCTTGATTTCCCAGCACCGAAGGACCCTGAGTACAGTAGCCTCCAAGCTAATGAGCGCATGTATTGCCTTTGCCCTGGCATATCCTTAGTTGAAAACGTATGGACTGATGCCCTCTGCTGCGTCATGTTATGGTCCTCTTCCAAGCATAATATAACCCTGCACCTGCAAATCCAAATAACACCATAGTACCAACACACAAGAACAACATCATGTTCTCCTCAAGGGATGTACTAGGATTCCAGCTCCATGGGATTGACTCAAAATAGATTGATTGGCTCGGTTTTTGTATGTATACGTCTTGATACCCTCAGCCTCCCATGTTGCTAGGACTTCACAGAGCCAGGTGGAACCAAATTCTGGTTGAGGATGTCCATTCCAACTGTGTACCTTGACCTGCCGATACAGCCCAATCACGCAAGTCAGGACCCTCCTATCCCAAGTTATCTGAATCCTGTCACCTATTCGGGGTAGCCTAGCTATTGTCTCCTGTGTCCTCGATGATGTATTCCTGTTGTATGTACGGCTTGTGTGCGGCTGGTAATCCATCTTCAAAGTCATACAGTTTCCTCTCAATGTGTTCAATGCGCCCTAGATGTACCACCTTATCTGATAACACACCTTGTATCTTGGCTATCTGCTCCTCACATCGGACAGCTATGGCTAATAGTTGAGCAGCTTGGCGCGGCTGTATACTCAAATAACCTAGCGCTTTCCCCTTAATCCTTCTGAATCCCTCAACCCTCTCTGCGGCCAGGTGTGTAATGTCCACATCCTGCTGCTCCCGAAGCATAGCCCTCTCTTCGTTGATGATCTTATGGACAGTGACCATGCCCTCATCCACCGCCTGGGAGATTTCCAAAAGGGTCATGCCATCAAGCCACAACCTCATCACTGCATCTCTGACCTCCAGCTCATGTAGGTCCATAGCAGCTTTTCTTTCTAATCCTGCTTCACGTTTACCGCCTATTAAGATGGGTGCATCTTCTCTTCCAGGTATAGCTGCTAGCCCATGGTGTAGGCTGTAACTCACATCAGTGATTCCTTGGGGTTTATTTTGGGTGGTCATGTGATCCTCCTGCGTAGGTTGCCCTCTCAGCTCATTGTACAGTATGTGGGGGGATATGTCAAGTTAATCTAAGTGATACTATTATCAGGTAGGTTTCTGTATTGTAGCTTATACCAAAGAGGGTGGGTTTAAGTATCATATACCCTGACCTATAAAAGACCGGGGATGTATAGGCCTCAGGATATGAGGGAAGTCACCAGCGGTCTAGTGA